AAGGAGAAATACAATGGGATTTCAAGTTAGTCCAGGAGTAAATGTCACAGAAATAGATTTGACAACAATTGTTCCCGCAGTTGCAACAACAAATGCAGGAATGGCGGGTGGTTTTCAATGGGGTCCAGTCGATGAACGAACTCTCATTGATAGCGAAAACAATCTTCGTCAAGTATTTGGTGACCCAAACGATGCAACATATAACTGGTGGTTCACTGCCGCAAACTTCTTGGGTTATGGAAATAATCTAACGGTTATTCGTTCAGTGGGTTCACAAGCAGCCAACGCCGCAAGTCACGGTAATTCTGCTGGTACTATGATTAAAAATAGAAAACAATTTGATGCCGCAACAGGTGCTAATGCACTTCGTTCTGCTGAATTTGTTGCAAAATATCCCGGTTCGCCTGGAAACAGTATTGCAGTAGTTGTTTTTGACGACAACGGCAGAACAGGTGGTGGAGCAGGACACGCTATGTGTCTTGGTCTTTCCGCAGGACTCGCTCTTGGTGAAACTTCCATCTCTGGTGGTTTCAGTAGTGGAACGCTAGCACCTTTGGACTTCATGAAAGGAGATAAAATTATCTTCTCGAACGGAGATGTGCATACTATCACCGAAAACTTACAAGGTGTATGTTTGAGTGGTCAGCCATCCATTGCGGCTAGTGAACTCAAATTCTCACCAGGTCTATACTCTGCAAGAGCAAGCGGAACAACATTTGAAATAGAAAATAGATATGCAAGTTCATTCCAATCTGCTCCTGCAACAAGCGCGCAATGTGCCGGTGCAGGTGGAACAAACGATGAAATGAATATAGCAGTTATTGATATGCTTGGTGAATGGACAGGAACTGAAGGAGAAGTTCTAGAAGTATTTGAAGGTGTATCAAAAGCAACAAACGCAAGAGGTTTTGATGGTCGTCCAAACTTTTACAAAGATGTAATCAACGATAGGTCTAAGTATGTTTGGGCGCCAGCGACAATCGCAGGTGTTGTTACTGGAGATATATCATCAACATTCACAGACCTCACCCGAAAAATGACTGGACACAGTGGTGGATTCTCCAGACCAGTAGGTCATCGTGTAGCATACATGGGAATGTCTGGTGGTGTTAGTGCAGACGACTATACAAAGGGAGGCACAGACCTCTCCAATGCCGACCTTGTAACTTCATTCTTAGAATTTGAAGATGCAGAAACTGTCGATGTTTCTCTGATATTGGGTGGAGTATCAGACGCAACCGCACAAAAAATACTCATTGATATGTGCGATAAGCGTAAGGATTGCATTGCATTCCTTTCTCCAGTCGAATCAAGTTCAGTTCCCGCTGGATTAGTTCAAAACAAAACAGCAGGTGAAGCCGCAACAACTGTTAGAGATTGGAGAAACAATACTCTAAACAAGAGCAGTTCATATGCAGTACTCGATAGTGGATTCAAGGTAATGCTCGACCGTTACAATGATGTTCTCCGATATGTACCACTTAACGGTGATATTGCAGGACTTTGTGCAAGAACAGAAGTTGAACAAGAAGCGTGGTTCTCACCCGCAGGATTCAATAGGGGTCAAATTCGTGGAGTTGTTAAGTTAGCATTCGAACCACGAAAAGCACACCGTGATGAACTTTACAAAGCAGGAGTCAATCCAGTAGTTTCCTTCCCCGGTGAAGGTACAGTATTGTTCGGAGATAAAACAATGCAAGCAAAACCAAGTGCATTCGATAGAATCAATGTAAGACGACTCTTCATTGTTCTTGAAAAAGCAATTGCAACCGCTTCAAAATATCTACTCTTTGAATTCAACGATGAGTTCACAAGGGCACAATTTAGAAATATGGTAATACCCTTCCTTCGTACAATTATGTCACGAAGAGGTATTTATGACTTCAAGGTTGTGTGTGACGAAACCAATAACACTGGTGAAGTAATCGATAGAAACGAATTTGTTGGAGATATTTACATTAAGCCAGCAAGGTCAATCAACTTCATTCAGTTGAATTTCATTGCAACAAAAACAGGTGTAGATTTTAGTGAAGTTGGTGGATAAATTTAACAAATTAAGTATAAATAGAAGTAGAAAACAACATATCTACCAAAGGAGTTAAAAACAAATGGCAAGTAATAATATTTCAAATTTCGCTGGACAATTTCTAAAGGGTGGCATTAGACCACACCTTTTTGAAGTGAATGGGAGTTTTCCAGGATTTGGTAATGATGAAAAAGTACCATTTTTAGTCAAAGCCGCGCAACTTCCTGCCTCAACAATTGGTATAATTGAAGTTCCTTGGCGTGGAAGAAAAGTTAAAGTTCCAGGCGACAGAACATTCTCAGAATGGACAATCACAGTTCTTGCAGACGGAGAGTATCAACTACGAGATAAGTTTGAAGAGTGGAGTTCAAGAATGAATTCACACGAAACAAATGTATCCGAAAATCACACACCAATAGGTGGAGAAATTTATCAAGATTGGCAAGTATATTCACTTGACAGAAATGGTGATAGAATAAAGGGATATAACTTTATAGGTTGCTGGCCAAGTGAAATCGCTGCGGTTGATTTAAATCACGAAACAACAGATTCACTAGCAGAGTTTACAATAACAATGCAATATTCATATTGGACTTCAAACACCGCATTCGGTGTGGGTGGGGGAAATGTTATAGCAAAGGCAATTTCTGGTATTCTAAGCAACTTATAAGACGCACTTACTTAAAACAATAAGGATTTTATATTATGGCAATTGATATTTTTGGATTTTCCATTAGTAGAAAAGGTAAAGCGGCACCATCATTACTTTCGGGTGAAGAAGAAAGAAAGAAAACTAAATCTTTCGCTCCCCCCGACTACGATGATGGTGCTATTACATTAGCAGGTGGGGGTTATTTTGGTTCTTATGTTGATTTTGAGGGAACACTCAAAAGTGAAATTGACCTAATCCAAAAATACAGGGATATGTCATCCCACGCAGAAATTGAACAAGCAATCGAAGACATTTCAAACGATTCTATCATCTATGATGACAAAAAACAATCAGTAAGTATTATTTTAGATGAAGTGGATTTACCAGATTCCATCAAATCTAAAATGCAAACAGAGTTTGATGAAGTTCTTCGCCTTATTAATTTTAAAAATAAGGGATATCAAATGTTCCGAAGATGGTACATTGATGGTAGATTATATTACCATATTATTTTAGATGAAAACTCTAAAAAGGGTATAGTCGAAATGCGACCAATAGATGCACTCAATATTAGAAAAGTAAGAAAGGTGAATAAAAAACCAAATCCACAGACAGGTTCTAATTCTGAAGTCATAGACAGCATAGAAGAATTTTATGTGTATAACGAGAATGTAGCAAGTTATTCTGGAGTAAATACACTCACACACTCTGTAGAAGGGATTAAAGTATCTTTAGATTCTGTTAGTTATACCCATAGTGGACTATATGATGCAGGAAGAAAAAGAATACTAGGTCATTTACACAAAGCAATTAAACCTCTAAATCAATTACGAATGATTGAAGATGCAGTAGTAATATACCGTATCTCTAGAGCGCCAGAACGAAGAATTTTCTATGTTGATGTTGGTAATCTTCCAAAGAACAAAGCAGAACAATATCTTCGTGATATTATGAATCGTTACAGAAATAAGTTAGTATACGATAATGCAACTGGTGAGATTCGTGATGATAAACGCCATATGTCAATGATGGAAGATTTCTGGATGCCACGAAGAGAAGGTGGGCGAGGAACAGAGATTTCTACCCTTGATGGTGGACAAAATCTTGGAGAAATGGAAGATGTAGAATACTTCAAGAAGAAACTATATCGTTCCTTGAGCATTCCTGTTAGTAGATTAGAATCAGAAAATGGTTTTAATATGGGTCGTTCTGCTGAAATTACCAGAGATGAATTGAAATTCTTCAAGTTTATAGGAAGACTTAGAAACAAATTCGCAGAACTATTTATGAACGCATTAAGAGTTCAATTAATAGTAAAGGGTATAATGACGAAGGATGACTGGAATAGAATATTTCAAGATATCAATTTTGATTGGACAAAGGATTCATATTTTACAGAATTGAAAGAAACCGAGGTATTGAGAGATAGATTAGAAGCGTTGCAAACAATGGATGAATACATAGGTAAGTATTACTCGGTAGAATATATAAGAAAGAATATACTTCGCCAAACAGAAGAAGAAATGAAGAATATAGACTCACAAATCAAACAAGAAAAATCTTCTGGTATTATTGGAAATGAAGATGAAGACGACCAGTTTTAAGGGAGAACACAAATGTCCGATGTTAAGAATTTATTAAAACATGTAATAAATAAGGATGGCGCAAAATTCACTAGTCACCTTAATGATATGGTTGTAGATAGAATATCTGATGAATTGGAATCACGAAAGATGGAAATCGCCTCTTCTTTTATCAAACCAGAAAGCAAAGAATCCGTTGAACTGGATGAAGAACGAGCAAATATAAAATTAGGTAAAGGGCGACCAGCGGATGGTAGAGGGGCGAGAAAATTTCAATTCCCTTCCAATAAACAGGCAAATCAGTTTGCAAAAGACATAGCAAATTCTGGTGTTGGTACTGGAGATGTTAAAGGGAACAAAGTAATAGGTGTTATAACAAGTGGTAGTCCAACAGTGACAAAAAGTGCTATTGCAAAGTATTTGAAGA